TAACCCTTTTCGGCGTTAAAGTCCACGATGTTCGTCTGGACTCTAGCTGTAGGGTGTGTTAACCATAGGCGGGCAATTCTGGCCGCTACGTCTTCGTAATTGTCTAAGAAGCTCATTAGCGCACTTCCCTAGATGCGTGACGTGATACAGCTCGACCGCGCTTAAAGCCTTCTCGCTGGCCTTCTTTATAACCGACCGAATAGCTCATAGCTGCCCATAAGATCCCAGCTATTAGCATCATTACGATAATTGATAACTCGTTCATTACTTGCTCCCGATACTGGGAGCGACGTTCGCGCTCCCGATGTAAAGAGTGAAGCAAGAACGCGCCTAGGTCAAGATTCCCGCTTATCTATCGGCGTGTCGATTGGTGTTTTCGGCTTGGACTTTAATCCGTTACCCGCAAGAACTCCGCCGAGTGATCCAGTTAAGAAGATCGCTAGAGTCTTTAGTAGATCGATAAAGGCCGCATCGTTTGGAGCTTGATTACCGATCGGCTGAGTAACGAAGATAAGAGCGTAAGTAATTCCAAGGGTAACGATCAAGAAGACAGCGGCTAAAGTCGAGCCGATGATAAGAATGAGAGTCGCGTGGACTTCTTCTGGACTACGGCGTCGCGCTGGGCTGTGGAGCTTCTTCTCCAAGGATGTCGCTAGTGCATGTTCCAGTAGGGACGCACTGCGGCTCTTGGCATTCTGGCTTCGACCAGTTCTCGTATTCTTGGCATTCATAGCGAACCCAACCCTGATAACCACACGCGGAAAGCCCAGCCGAAAGGACTAAGGCCAGACTTCCCGCGAGTAGTTTCCGAGTCACTTCCCCTGTAACCCGAAAGCTGAATCTTTTGGATTTAGCCAGCGTAGGACTACAGGCAATACGGCGGCAAGGCCCGCCATGCCGATCGCCTTAGGATCTGTAACTCCAGCCATGTAAACCGCAATTCCCGCAGCTAAGAAGCTACGCGCCCAGCTTGCGAGTAACGCTTTTAAGTTTTGCATCTTTCTTCTCCTTGATCTTCGGCTTTGCTGCCGATTGAGTAGGTACTTCGACGATCGGATAATCGCCAGCATAGGCGACGAACTTAGGACGTCCGAAGCCTACGATCTCTTTACCGCTCCCGAATGCCCGCTCTTTAATCATGACCATGCCGCCGTTACGTTGATCGCCTGTTCCCGATGTATTACCTTCGATCGTAATAACTGTCTTCGATTTAACTCCTACGACTATTCCAATGTGGCTAATACGGTCGACTCCATCATGCGGAAAGTCCATAAATGCAAGATCGCCGATCTTAGGCTCTAGCTCTACCCAGCGGCTTACTTCTTTAAGCTTATGCGCTCCCGCAGCTGTTGAGACCATTGATGGAAGCTTTACGCCCGCTGTATGGAAACACCAATTAACAAAAGATCCGCACCAAGGTAGGCCGTCGGCTTTAGTAAACTTTCCGTACTTGGTTAAGTTATCGCCTTCTTCGATAGTTCCGACTTCTTTAAGAGCGACTTCGACTACTGCCGCAGCTGTTCCGTCAGGAAAGTTCATTATGTGCCTCGTTTTCACAAATCCATTGTGCAGTTGATTGATTGAGAATTGCTTCTTCATGACAAATTGGTTCGATGAATAAATCTAAATCAGGATTGTAAGTATAACCAATGCCACAGTTTTTATCTGTGTATTCGACCCAACCAGTAGAATCCCAATCATCGTCACCGATTGAAATGTTAATTACGATGTTTTCTTCATTTAATAAAGCAAAGTTTCTCATACTGCGTACCTCACAATAACAACACCATTTTTACCTGCACCACCTTTACCATTTTCGTTTGCAATAGTCGCACCTGCGCCACCGCCGCCGCCTGAACCATAAGAAGTTGCAGCTGTTCCATTAGCACCACCTGTACCAAATGCACCATTACCTGCACCCGTTCCACCTGTTCCAGCAGAAGTTCCTAATTCTCCGCCACCGCCGCCGCCTGAAGAAACGACTGTCATACCGGATAAACTTGTAAAATTAGCAGCAGTTAAATTACTGTCGATAGTTGTTAAGGTATAACCTTGACCGCCAGTGCCGCCAATGTCAGAACTACTGTTTCCACCTACTGCCGTCGCGCCGCCGCCGCCACCACAATTTCGTCCAGCAGTACCGAAACCACCTGCATTAGTGTTGCTGCCACTTGCACTTCCTGGAGTGCCGCCTTCTCTTGCGCCGCCGCCTGAACCTCCTGTCAAACCGTCTACGTTTCCACCTGTTCCAGCACCACCGCCACCCAAAGAACTCACAGTTGTCGAATTAAAAGTAGATGTTCCACCTGAATTGCGAGTGCCGCTATTTACTGTCGCACCACCTGCGCCAACAACGACTGCATAAGTGTTAGAAGTTGCGCTAAAACTTGTCCAGATGTCTAACTCACCTGCACCACCGCCACCGCCATTATTGTAACCGCCAGCTCCACCGCCACCAATGCAAGTTATCTGAACTGATCCAGTTCCAGTAACTACCAAGTTTCCATTTCCTGTGAAAAAATGATAACGATAAGCACCTACTGTTTTGACTTCATTTCCACCAGTTGCAGAAAAACTTGGACCCGCGCTTGCTACTATGCCAAGGATTGGATTACGCATTAAGCAATTCCGCCAATGACCGTCCATGAATTAGCAGCTAATTTAATTGCACTTGCAATTTTGTATCTGGCTAAAACAGGTGATCCAATTGTCGCACCAGCCGAGACTACTGTCGTAGTTCCTGGAGTCGCAGCTGTGATCGTTGTAATGCCCGCGCCCTTCATGTATACGTTAAGAACTGTTCCGATGTCATAAGCTACAGAAGCGTCGGTCGGAATGTTAAAAGTGTTTGCCGAAGCGTTATCCATAGTTACTAATGTATTCACGCCATCGCTAAGAACGCCTGTGTAGCTTGTTCCAGTTTGTGCGTTAATTGCCAAAGAACTATCGTCCTGAGCGATCCATGTGAAGTCCATGTCCGTTCCAGAGTTCTTAGCTAGAACCTGTCCTGTAGTTCCGCCTTTAAGGTCTACTAGAGAAGCATCGATAGAATCGCCAAGGGTCTCGATTGCTGTCGCTCCGTCTTTGACGAGATCCGTCGAAGTCGGGACGACCCAGCCGAAGTTAGGTGTAGTAGTTGCCATTTCTTCTCCTTTATGCGACTACTGTCGCTTGTAACCATGTAAGTGTAGGACTAAGAGTGTTCCAAGTTTCGGAAGGCGCGACATCGTTCCATCGAACCGCGTCCAGAGAATAAGCGATCGGCGTAACGTAAAGATCGATGGCCAGAGAGTTATAGCCAGCTGAGAATCTCCAGCCTTCTACGAAGCCTTGAAAGTTTGTTCCCATGTTTACAGGTAAGTCCGAGATGTTAACTGGCATTCCCATAAACACGCCGATTAAAGAGTCTCGGTCTTCACTCGTCAGGTTAGGGCTTCCGAGCGGATAGCGAATAGACTCAAAATTAGCGCGTGGATAAGCTCGCAGAGCTAGATAGAAATTAGCTTGGCTAGTAGCGTCTGCGGCCTTTTCTAGCGATGTAAGAATGTTTTGAGCTAAAGCTCCATAAATCGCAATAGAATCGGGATCGCTTGCCGATCTTTGTGCATTGTCTTTATAGCTAATCGTTACTTCGTTACGGACGTCTCCCGATCTGATCGATGTCTGTAGCCCACTGGAATAAGCATCTAAGGCCGAGAGATTGACGTAGCCGTTCGCCGTTAAATACGTATTTCGCCTAGTACTGTCCGCGTACCCGATTCGGCCCTCGCTATCCTCGTAAATGTAACCGAGTCCAGAAGTAGCTAAAGCTGCGACTAAAGAATAAGCATCCGTAACAGAGGAAGCTCTAGCATGGAGTTCATAATTTCCTGGGCGATCGATTTCGCCGACTCCGCTGTTTTCCGCGTTAGCCCATGTCGTCGTTGGATTGTAATCTTCCCAGTGAAGAGCTGCGGGAACTTCATTCCAAGCTCCGTAAAGAATGCCATCGAGTACATCGAAGATCTGATCTCCGTCGAAGTCTTTGGATAAGACGCCAGTCGTAAGAACTTTAGGTAGACGCGAAAGTGCGCCAAGAGCTGTAATAGTGACAGTCTGGACAAGTCCGCCAGTTCCCGATCTTTCCACTGTCGTAAGAATGTCGCTTACACTTCCGCCGAAGATTGCTACTGGAGTAGTTGCGGAGTTCTGGACGAAGACTGTTATTCCCGAGTTAATGTCGACAGTAACCGGATCGTCGTCGATGTTTAGAATCGATAAACTACAGTAGCCCGCTACAGCTTGCTGATAAATGTCACGTCGTCCAGATTCGATAGTCAGATTCGCCAGAGTTATGTTCTTATACTCGACTCCATCGATTAGAACGCTCCAGACTGGAGTCCATAGGCTCATACCGCTAAGAACGCTCCCGCGCCAAGAGTTCCGCGCGCTTGGGATTTATTAACTACATCGATGATCGTTCTAGCTGCTGATTCTGGATCTCCGACGACACCCATGTTTACAGTTACCCGAGCAGCCGCATTAGAAGCGCGCTGTTCTCGAAGTCGTTCTGTCTCGGCCTTTAACTCTTCGCGTCGTAGGATCGCAGCTTGCATAGCTGGAGAATAAGCAGACAGCGGCGCGCCTGTAAATGTGTAAGGATCGGCCCCAGGATTAAATGTAGATGTAGGAGTTCCAGTCTGGAATCCACTAGTGTCCACGCTAACTCCGCCGCCACCGCCGCCACCGCCGCCAAATGAGACGGAAGCCTTTAAGCTTTTATCGTTACTACTTCCGAAGAGATTTGTAATTGGATTATCTTTAATAAAGTCGACGATCTTTTTTATACCGTTAAAAGCTGATGTCAAGAATCCCACGAACTTAGAGAATGCTGTTACAAGTCCAGCGATAATTAGGGCGAGGCCTTCGAGAGCGAGCTTAAACGCGCCACCAAGAATCGGAGCGAGATTATCTTTTACGAATGTCCAGATAGCCTTAAACAGTGAAAGCAGCGGAGCGAGTTCTTCTGAGTTAGCAGCTACAGCGTTTTTTATTATGTTAAAAGCATTAGCTAGGCCGCGAAGAGCTGGGCCGAAGATTGCGCCTAATGCTGGAATAAACTCGTTAGCCAAGAAGTTAAAAACAGCTTTAATAATCGGTAGAAGATCATCGCGAACGACCGTAAAAATAGACGTAAAGGCTGGGCCGAGAGTGTTAGATAAGCCAGCGGCGAAGTTCTGGATCGCTGGGATTCCTTGATTAACGAATCCAGATAAAAGCGGAGTAAGCGCATCTAGAACGTAAGAACCGACGGTCTCTTTCGCTTCATCGAATGCGACGCTAAGACGCTGCATTTTGCCTTGGAACGTGTCCGCTTGCTTAGAAGCTTGCCCCTCGAAAGTTTTAGCCAGAGAAGCCGTAACCTGATCCATCGTCATAGTTTTAAGCTGAGCAGCCGATAACCCGACGCCCAGTCTTCCTAAAGCTGCCGTATTGCCCTCGGCTGCGCGAGCCATGGCGTTCGTAACGGCCTCTAAACTTTTTCCGCTGCCCGCTGCGACATCGATCGCGATAGCTTGCAGCTGTTGAGCTTTATCTACGTCTTTAGTGGCGCGTAGAAGTCGATCCAGTGACGGACGAAGCTCGTCGTCTGTAATACCAGTAAGAAGTGACGTCTTAGTTATCTGTTCTTCTACAGCTGAGATCTGCGCTTCTGTCGCGCCAGTAACGTTTTCTAAAGTAGCGGCTAACTTGGCTTGGGCTGCTTCGTCCGCGATTGCAGACTTAACGCCATCGATCAGAAGCTTACCCGCGTAAGCTGCGGCCGCGACTGTGGCAGCTGCGAAAGCGGCAGCGGCTACCTTGCCGAACTTGCCAATTTTGCTAGAGAAGCCTTCGACTTCGGTTTGTGCGCCTTTTACGCCCTTTTTTAACTCGTCGAAGTCCGCGTCGAAAGTTATCTTTACTTTTGGAATGCCAGCCATTAGTCGAGACCTACTTTCTTAATTACTCCCTGAATTACATCTATGTATTCTCTCGCGACGATAGGCGTGTAATAGTCAACAGCTGGAGAGATCCAGTAGCCGCGCTTATTGCGCGGGGCCTTAAATCTGTCTGTGTAAGCGCGACCAAGTGAATCCGTACCGCGCCCACCGCCGTACTCTGTTCCCCATAGAAGCGCGCCCGCTGGAGCTGCGTTCTGGCGAACCTTGTTCCCTTTACCGCTTTTCGATGACTCTCCGCCATACTTACGACCGACCTTCTTAGGGCCGCCGATGTCTACGCGAATAAGACGATCGCGCTTAGCTGTAATCGTAGAAGCTACGAGCTTAGTCTGTGGAGCTGGCGCGCCTTGCGCGCTCATCATGAGCTGGCCAGCCAGACGCTTTGACAGTGGAAGAGCTGCGTCGCGAATCTGATTCTGTGTTTCTTTATCGAGAAGATTAAGCGTCTGGATCAAGTTTTTAAGCGCGGCTGGCTCGACATCTATCGAGTAGACGCCCTTTTTACTTGCCATTCTGCCTCTCCAAGATCTCTATAGCTGTGAGTAAATCTTCCACCGTCTTCCA